CCTTCAAGAACTAAACGATGAATCTTTTTGTTGTCTAATGTTCCTGTTGTGCCTATGCGATATGGAATTGTTTCCATCTTTTCCATAACACCGATAAGAGATTTCGCTTTAAATTGGTGTGCTTCATCACCAAAGATAACATTGAACTGTTTAAACCAAGATTTTGGTTGCAAGTAAATAGATTGCCATGTTGTGATTAAAACATCTTTTGAAAACTCTTTGCTAAACCCAGCATATAATTTTTGGCAGTGAGCAGAAACATCCCATTCATTTTCAGAAGAGTAATCAGCAAAGTCAGCATACATCTGTTCAACAAGAGATGTAGTTGGTACAATAAGGATACACTTTCTTCCTTGATCAACATGCCAGCGCATAACACTGTAAATTATAAATGACTTTCCAGAACCAGTGGGAGATAATAGCAGTGTTCGCTGTTTATAGAGTGCAGTTTGTATCGCACTAATTTGATAGTCTCGTATTTCGATTTTAGTTGGCAGATTTAAAGAACGAACAAATGTTTCAGTTTGTTCTTCAGTGATATCTGAAATTAAATTTAATTCTGATTTATAAGTTAAAAGATAATCATTACGTTCACAAAACTGCTCAACGTAATTAAGTAGTCCAATGTATAAAGTCTTTCTTAGTTGATCATACAAACGAACTTTTCCATCCCACAATCTTGCTCTGTATTGCGGAGTGAATCTTGCGCCTGGATATTCGTATGTAAAGAAGTCTGCTAGTTCTTGCTCAACACTTGGGTCAGCAAAAACACGCATGTATACTTCATCTAATTTTTCAATTGTTACTGTAATCATTACATCCCACTAAGGAATTTTTTCCATTCAACGTGCGTTTTAATTTGCCAGTCTCTTGCTTTGATTTGTCCAAGAACTGACTCAAGAAAATAAATCATGGTCTCAAGATAGTCTATCTTGACCTTCAAAACATTTAGATCAGAATCTCCCTGAAGAAATTCATCCATTTCATTCTTTAGAGGTTTGACTCCTTGCCATTGCGACCATCCAAGATCTGTTAATTCATCACGTGACAATTCTCCACGATAATATCGAAACTTATTTTTGCGAAGAAGATTGTAGTCAGACTGAAGTTTAGTATGCTTCAATTTTACATTGATAAGCATCTTAACATATTTGGCATGGAGTTTTGGAGTGGCTGTTGCTTGCTCTCCGAGATAGTTATCATCAATCTCGCAGTCTTTGTCCCACTCTTGTTGCAATTGATCAATATTCATAATATACCTCAAGTTATAGATTGCTATAATTATACAACAATCTTACAAAAAAATCAAATTTGTCTTAGGTGAATTTGTAGTATCCGTAACGGAAAGTGGCATTTCCTACAAGATATTGCACGTCTTGATTTGTTGCTTGAAAGACTAAAGAATCTATTGATACAGGAAACAGATCAATAAATTGCACTGTTTTTACAACTTGATTACTACCACTTAAAATTTGCAAAGTAGCATCAGAGTAGTTCTTTGCTAATTCAGCCAATCCTAATCTATCATCAGAATTAATAAAATTAAGATATTGCTCATAATCATTTGGGAAACCTAATGCAACAATCCAATTATAAAGTGCAGTATAATTTTTCATCTCAGAGTCAACTAAAAATTGTACAGTTAGTTGGTCATATGTTAGTGTTTCACCTGGAATTGGTTGCGTATGAAATGGGTTTCCAAATTCTGGTGCACCTAACATGATACCTGGAAGATTAACTTGCTGACAGAAGAAATTTAAATCAGGAAGTTTTTGAATGTTAAACATAAACCCATTAGGAGATAATGGGGTAATGTTATCTGGAACTGGGCAAGAGATAGTTGTCATATTATTATTTAGGAAAGAAAAAGGGGAATCCCTTTCGAGATTCCCCTAAACACCGCTTCTATGTCGGCTTCGTTAAAACCCAAATTACATTAGGTTAGTAACTTTAACACGACGGTAGTAGTAGTTTGCGTTAGCAGTTAGGTTGTCCTGACCAGCTGTACCATCGTCAAGGTTAACGAATGGGTTAGCAACTAGACCGTAACGAGTCTTGAAGCCAATCTTTGGCTGGAAGCTGTTTGGATCAACTGCACGAACCATTTGTAGAGGAACGTATGGGCAGTAGAATAGACCAGCGTCGAATGCTGAAGAACCTTTGTAACCAACAACAAAGAACTGAGTTGCTGACACGTTTGCAGTATATGGATCAACATATACTTTATACTTGCCGTTTAGAACACCAGCAAAAGTAGTAGAAGTGTCATCAATGTTTAGAGAAGCATTGCCCTGAAGAGCTGGAGTGTAGTCAAGAACACCTGCCATCGCTAGAGCAGAAGCAACGTCTGCTGAAGTGATGATCACGTTACCACGACCACGACGAGTCTGCTGACCGATCGCATTTGCTTCACGCTCGATTTGGAACATTAGACCCTTAAACTTCTCAACTGACCAACGACCATTTGAGTCAACGTCAAGGTCGAAAGTACCAGCAGTAGCAGTACCAACTGCAGCACCTGCTTTAGCAGTTTTGTAGATTGTACGGATAACTTCACGATTGATTTCAGCAAGAATCTCAGTTGAAAGAATGTTGCTTAGTTCGCCTTCTGCGTCAAGACCATGAACAGATTTCATGTCTTGTGCTAGTTCGATTGAGTACTCAGCTTTTAGAGCACGTGTCTTAGCAGTAACGCTAGTCTTCTCAATTGAGAAAGCCATTGCACCGAAAGAACCATCACCAGAACCACCTTGTCCTAGACGCTCAGCATCAGAAGTAGCGATACCAGAACCAGTAGTCTCAGAACCACCAAAATCATAAGTACCAGAATGTGTACCAGTACCAGAGAAATCAGTATCAGCTTCGTTAAATAGAGCCTCAGTACCACCTTGTGTGCTGTAACGAGACTTCATTGCGAAGATTAGACCAGTTGGTTGAGTCATTGGCTGAACACCGCAAACATCATAAGCGATCATTTGTGGCATTGCACGACGGACTAGAGAGATAAGAACTGGATCGAACTTAGCGAAACCATTAGTGTCAGCATATGAGCCAACTGCGTTAGCTGGAGCAGCTTCGAAAAGTGCTTCACGCTGTTTCTGCATTTCACGCTCTTGGTTCTCAAGAAGAACAGCAGTAACTTCTTTACGATACTGATCTTTAATTGCAGGTGCACCTTCGTGATCTAGCACTGGTGCCCATTTTTCGATTAATTGTTGACGAGTAGTCATTTTATTTTCCTTTTAAAAAATTACTTTTTGGATAGGATTGATAGGTAAGCAGCCATAGTTGGATCAACTTTCTTTGAAGTTTCTTCAACTAATGTTTCTACTGGAGCATCAGTAACAACAGAAGCGACTTCTGTTGCTGCTTTGGTTGTGAAATAATTTTCACGGATAGTCTTTACTTTAGTTTCAAAAGATTCTGCATCTTCATAAGACAATTCTTCAACTAGACCAAGAAACTTTTCAGTTTCAGTGTCAGTAAGACCTTCGCTTAATGATGCAACAATGCTTTGACGCTTCTGTTCAGAAATGGATTTACTCATTTCGACATTAGCAGCAACCTGCTCATTAAGTTTTTCTTCTAGTTCAGAAATCTTAGATTCCATTTCGCCAAGCACGTCATAACGCTCTTCTGGAACGTCGATGTAATGCTCTTCAAATAGATCTTTTAGACCAGATACGAATCCTTCAAGAATTTCAGACTTCATACCACGCTCAAGGGCAATTTCATTCTGTGCAATCCACTGCTCGGCAATATAACCGAGATATCCATCAACCTGTTCAACAAGTCCCTCTGTATTCTGTGCAACTTGCTCTGCAAGTTTTGCTTCGAATTCTTCTTCTAAACGAGCAACTTCTGCTTTGACACGTGTCATAACAGCTGCTTCAAAAATTGTTTGTGCTTTTTGCTTGAACTCTTCAGATAGTTCTTCACCATTTAATAGAGCATCTACGTCTTCTTTAACAGATTTCATTGGCTCTGCTGGTGCAGCATTTTTAGTAGCTTCGTTTGGCTTCTTAGAAGTACCACCTTCTGCTTCTTTCTCATCCTGAACATTGTTACGAGCATTGTCTGGATTTGGAGTTTCAGCAGCAGGTTTAATAGCCTCTTCTTCTACTTGTTCTTCTGTGATCTCCTCGACAGTTTCTTCAGCAACTTGTTCTGCAAGTTTTGCTTTCTTAGATTCTGCTAGAAGTTCAGCGATTTTTTGTTCGATTGACATCGTTTTCTCCTGTAACTGGATAGTTCTATTAAATTATTTATAATTATTTGATTTTCATCAAGAAATCTTGGAAAGCATGAATCTTTGCTTCCTCTAAATGTCGAGAAGAAGTATTACGAATTGTATTCTTAACTTCCTCGATATGTTTTTCCACAAACTTTCCATCAACAAATACCCACTCTTTACTCTCCATAATACCACGAACAAATGCGTCTGGAGCAGATGGGTCTGCAACGATGTCTGCTGCTGTTGACAGCATAAAATCGTCTTGTACAATTTGGACACCCTCATTGTTTGATTTGAGAGAACCAAGCGCACGACTAGAAACTCCAAGATTAGCACCGCCATCTAATAGACCACGTGCAATATTACCCATTGGTGTTTCCAGAATCTTAGCCTTACCTACGTAATTTGTTCCTTCTTTCTTTAAAGAAACAATTAAGTGTGACACACGATCAAGGTTAATAGATGGTGTGTCAGGATGTCCAAGTTCACCGTATGCACGATTCTGTTCAACTTGTTCTTTCATATAACGCGCAACTTCTTTATCCATAACTGATTCTGGATACATGCGTCCGTTACGATTTTTAATTTGTGACTGGAGAAAGATACCTTCAATAAAGTATTCTTTTTTACCATTCTTTGCTTCAGTCAGTAGGTTAACTGACTCTGTAACTTCTCTGATGAGTTTCATTTAATTAACTCCCTACTGCTGATTCGTTATCGTATGCACCATAGACAGCAGTCTCTACTTTAGATGCGTATCCACTAACTTTACGTAAAATTAAATAACATTGTGCCTCTGCACCAGCTATTGTAACAACAATATCGCTATCGTTTTCAATGCTATCAACAAACCCAGAACCTGCAGCAAATTCAACATAATCTGCGCCACCACCTGGAAGAGTTAAAATATTAACAGAATTTCTAGTGATAGTAATTGTCGCATTAGCAAGACCTACCCACTGAACACCAGCAATATTAACTCTTTGAGTTGCACCATCTAGTGATTGTGCTGCAGCTAATAAATCAACTGATAAATCAATAGTTGTTGCAGCAGCAGTTCCAGCAATCTTAACTACTGATTCTTGATTAGTATTTTTTAAAATTGTCTTAGTGACAGCCATCTTATTCCTCTATTCTTTCAAGCACATAAAAGAAGTTTTCTTTTGATTCTCTCATATACTCGATAATCTCTGTTTGATTTTGTAATAAATTATTTAGGCACTCTTGTGTTCTTTCATCAATCATAACGATTGAATCGTCTGAAAGAACATAGTGTAATTTACCCTCAACTAATCTGTCCAGTTTATTAAGAGAACGAATTTTTTGAACAACTGGGTCTATACTAAACATATGGGAAGAAGCAAGACTTATATAATTTTCGATTAATGTATCTGTAATTTTAACATCGTGATATTCTTTAATAATATTTGCAATGGTAATATCAGATAGGTCTTCGTATAGTTCTTTTGATACTTGTTCTTCTAATTTATGTGAAGTATATTCGCTCTTAATGTGTTGTCTTGCTTCTTCAAAATTTGTAAATTCTGTTTCCTGACCATCAATCAAAATCTTAT